TTGAACTTAACGGACGTGGGGGATATTGGCCCGACAACGTTTTAGATAACTCACGCCCGATTGTTCCTGTCGGGACTGTATTTACCCTGCGCTTCAAAGGGCTTGCCAGCAATGGTGCCAGCGATGTACGCCAAGCCGCATCCGAGTTGCGTCGTACTTTGTTGAGCTACATAGACGCGGCGAGCACATACAAATTAGGCAGCGCCAAGTTTCGCGTTAAGGGTCAGATCCAAGATCTGGAGTTGGATAACGATGCGACCACCATTGATCTGGAATGTATCGAACCCGGCATTTGCCCGGAAGAGGATTACAGGACGGTCAATTACAAAGCAAACGAACAAGAAGCGACTGACGAAATCAAACGTTTGACGGCAGAGATTACCGAGCTGAACAGGCTTATTTCGCAGACAGCGCCTATTCTTACTGGCTCAGCAGCAACCCGCGCAAACGAAATTACGAATCGAATCAATCAGATAAACGACCGCATTGATCAGATTGAAGAGCTGCGAGATAAGAAATGGACAACAGCAGAAATTGAAGAAATCGCCGGAGACGATGGCAGCAATTACGACTCAATCACAATTCATTTTGCCAACAAGGTAGAAGATGCTCGTGAACGTCGCCGCGAACTACAAAGCAAAATTGACGACGAGCTAGACAAAGTTCGCGCAGACCGAAATAGAGATCGCATCCGTGAGTGGAAAGAAGAAATACGCGGCATCAACCGCCGACTGAAGAATCTGCAGGCCAAATTAGATGAGGCAATTCGCCAGTACGGTTTTGCGGATCGCCGAGGGCGCAGTCTGCGCGAAGATCGCAAACGCCTGCTACGCGAGCAAAGCAACCTCAATAAAGAGCTGGCCGAAATCTACGGCGGCACCAGCAATGTTGATTTAGACGCCACAAATAGCCGCGCTAGTGGCTGGCAAAGTCAGATCACGCAAAAGGAAGCGGAAAAGGCTTACTACGAATCCGTCATCCAAAACCCTGAACTGTTAAACGATTTCTTCAACACCAAATGTTTGGTGAAGATTGAAGAGGCTACATACGAAACAATTACGTCCTGCCGTGTTGTGGATTTTGCGCTGAAGGCGCGGATATTCAAGCGCGTACAAGGGCGTCAAAAGGTCTATGGCGAAGTGACCATGGACAATTACAAAGAAAGCGATAACGGCTACAAGCTGCGTTCCATGTTCTTCTGGGTGCGTTACCGCCGTGCCAAGTCCAACGTGATTCCAGAAGAGGAAAATCCTTGGATTCGCGTACCGCGCATCTTTGTTGTCCGCCGTGGCGCAGACGTAGACAATTTCATATCACTCAAATTCATCGCAGACGACAACACAGGCAACTGGCAATTCAAGTTTGAGCCGATTGCTGAAACTGCCGCCGAAATGCGTCAGCACGGCTTCACTGATTTTGCCTACATCGAAAACACTGGCACTGTTCAAACCATTACCGGACCTGCTGGTGGCACGTTTACTTTCACCGGCAAACTACGCAACCGCGACGGTTATTTAGCGCCAATCAACCGCAACCCATCTGAGCTTGACGAATGGAGTCTGTTCTCCATGCGCTCTGATACACAACTGGCCTTCAGCTTCGATAACGGTCCAGAGCTGGAAATCAAGGCTGTCACCGAGCAATCCACCGAGGCGTTTAGCACCTACCCGCAGTTGTACAACAACCTGACAATGCTGGGCTTCAACGTCTACAGCGGTCAGGGCGTACAAGACCTGCGCTCCATGAGCGTGTTTGTCAACAAAGGTCGGCTGGTACGCCGCCTAAACGACGATGGCAGTTACAGCTCCACGCCAAACATCGCGTCTAGCTTTGCGCCTGAAATCTTCCTAGATACCATCCTTGACGCGGTGGACGGTATCGGACAATTCGCCAAGATTGAAGGCATTGATCTGCCTGCACTGGCACTGGCTAAACGTTTCTGCCAGCGCAACAACCTGTTCTTTGACGGTGTAATTGCCGAGCCGACTGCCTGGCGTCAATTCTGGGCAGAAGTTGGTCCGTACAGCCTGCTGGAACTGGGACGCATCGGCGGTAAAGAAACTTTGATCCCTGCGGTGCCCTGTGACAACGCCGGCAACATCACTCGCACGGTGCCAATCCGCGCCATGTTCACCGCTGGCAACATCCTTGAGGATTCCTATAAGGAAGAATTTATTGACTACGGCAGCAGTGTTCAGGATCTAATTGCCACAGTCATTTATCGCAACACCGAACGCGATGGTGTGTTTCCGCGTAATGCCAGCGTGGATGTAAGCCTTGTTGGCGTGACTGAAGCAACAGCAATCCGCCAGACGTTTGACCTGTCGCAGTACGTCACCAACAGAAGCCAGGCGATCATGTACGCCAAGTTGTTGTGCCAACAGCGCCGTAATATCCGCCGCAACATCGAATTCAAAACTTTCCCAACCGACAGCCCCCTGTCCCCTGGCGCCTACATCTACGTCGATGCCGGCCTGCAGGAATGGCAGGGCATTTACAGCGGACAGGTTGAATCGGGTGGCGCGTTAAACATTCCACTGGCAGACACCATCCCCAACGGCAGCTACAGCGTGTTGCTTTACAAAGACGGTCAAAGCGTCATCACCACAACCGCCAGCATCAGCTCCAACGTGGCTAGCTCACTTACCGGTTACGAAGGCTGGCTATTCGTGCTTGGAACACCTGCCAAGGCGAAGCGCACCTTCCGCGTGGTTGAAGTCCAGATGGATGAGGAAGGCGAAGTCAGTGTTCGGGCTGTGGAGCATCCCTGTGATAACTCCGGCCAGAGTTTGATTGCTGACTTTAGCGACGGGCTATTTGTCATCCGCTAGCCTGAAACTACGCATAACACGGTCTGATGGGCTTCTATACAGGTCGCTCCGGTTCCTTGGTGGTGGACGGGAAGCCTGTCGCCAAGATTCGTGATTGGTCGCTTGATACGACGGTTGAACTGATCAGTACAAACACCGTCGATAGCACCAGCAACACGTTTGTCCCCGGCATCAAAAGCGCCACCGGCAGCGCCACGCTGGTGTACTACAGGCTTGAGGCTGGTGAGTCTGCCACCTACAGCCAGTTCACGGCATTACTGGGCAAGATCCAAAAGGTTGGCGCGGTTGCCGAATCTGACCGTGTGCTGATGGAACTAAAGGTCGGCACCAACACCAACGACAACATCCAGTTTTACGCCTACATCACATCGGCACAGGTTGCGGTATCAACTGGTGAGCTGACTTCGGTGCCAATTCAATTTACGGTTGACGGCGACTTCATTGCTGGAGGCGTAATCGAATGACGGTATTTCTAGGCGTTCATGGTTCCGTAAAACTGCGTCGCAATACAGGCGTCATTCCGATTGAGGTTGCAGACAGTATTGACCCAGCGGATGTAAACACCAGCCTCAATCGCATCGGTTTTGACACATCCCTAGACAATATCCTGACTGGCGACCGCGTAGACATTGCGACCACTGACGCACGCGGCTTGGAGTGTTTTGCCAGCAGTGCATGGGCCTCAGGCGTGGTGGAGCACTCAATTTCGGCTTACGTCAACGTCAACAACGCAGGCGGCCTACGGTTTTTCACTACCTTTTCCGATGCGGTCAATAACAACAGAGCTGCTGAACTGAGCACCTATGCCTTTACCGGCAACCCGCTTGCGATCAGCTACACAATCCGCGACGTTAATTACAACACCCTTGGCAACGTCACTAGCTATCAGCTCAACACCGACCGCGAGGCGCTTGACGCCACAACGTTGAGCGATAAGTTTCGCAGCCAATTTGCGGCAGGACTAATCAGCGGCAGTGGAACAATTGATTGCTTGTTTGATTACACCACTAGCGGCGAAAAGGAAACGCCCTTGGTGATGCTGCAGTTGATCCAGCGTCTTGATATTGGCAGCGAGTTTGATTGCGCCTTTTATCTAACCGACTCCGAAATTACGCCCGAAACAGAAACGATTTTTTACCAAGCAACCGCGATGGTCACGCGGGCTGGCGTCACGGTCAACACAACTGACACGATCCAGTGCGCGATTGATTTTGTAACCACGGGCGAGATTCGATTGCTGGTGGGACGCCCTGCCGATTACATCCTCAAGGAAGACGACGACCGCATCCAACTGGAACAGTCTCTCAACTTCCTGCTACAGGAAACGACTGATTAAACTGACTTTACGGCCGCAGGCACTGGAGGCTTTACCTTGTCCGACCAACGCATTACGCAGTTACCTGCCCTTTCGGCTGCGTCTGCGGCGGCCACCGACGTATTGCCTGTTGCCGACGTATCGGCCAGTCAGACCAAAAAGATCACGGTCAAGGATCTGGTAGATGCCGGTCTCGACCTTGTAGATGCCAGCAGCATTGATCTATCAAAACTGGATCAGTCCAGCACCACCAAGATCGGCGCTACTGCCCTTGCTTCTGGCGCTGTTACCGCTGCCAAGCTTGCGGCTGATTCCAGCATTGCGGTTGATACCACCGCTCCTGTTAGCGACAACTTTGAGGGTCGCGGCTACTACAACAGCAGCACCGGCATCCTGAAGGTTTATGCGGCTGGTGCCTACGCGGATGTAAACGCGAGCATCGCCAACGACGCAGTTACCACCGCCAAGATCCTTGACGGCGCTGTAACGACTGCCAAATGCAGCAACCTTGGCGCGGCAGCACTGGCTAACGGTGCAGTCACCTACGCCAAGATCCAAGACGTTTCCGCTACGGACAAACTGCTGGGTCGCAGCAGCGCAGGATCCGGCGACGTAGAAGAAATCACCTGCACTGCAGCGGGTCGGGCACTGCTTGACGATGCTGACGCTGCAGCACAACGCGCCACGCTGGGCCTCGGCACACTCGCCACACAATCCGGCACCTTCAGCGGCACCTTCAGCGGCACCAGCTCTGGCACCAACACGGGCGACCAGACAATCACGCTGACCGGCGACGTTACCGGCTCTGGCACTGGATCGTTTGCTGCCACCATCGCAAGCGCAGCAGTCACCGAAACCAAGCTTGCTAGCAATGCGGTTTCTACCGGCAAGATCGTTGACGACGCCGTAACCGCCGCAAAACTGGCGGACAACAGCGCAATCATCGTCAGCAATGCCACCCCGAGCGGCTCTGGCGCATTTACGGGTCAACAGTGGCTGAATACTGCAACAGGTCTTGAGTACACCTGGACCGGCAGCGCATGGCAACGTCAGGCAGCGGTCAACACCATCACCGTTACCGACGCCTCCCCACTGGCGTTCTCGGTTTCGTACCCGGATAACTTCAGCGCCAACGTTGACGTAACACTCGACACTCAGGCCG